GTACGCCCTCAGCGTCGTGCCCTGAACCTCTAAGCGGTAGACGTCCCCGGCTACATGGGGTTCTGTCGAGAGGGCTGACCCGATGAGGGTCGCGTCATCTTTTGTAATGAAGAGCCCGCCGCCGCTTGCTCCATAGGCTGACAGCAAATACCCGCCAAGACTTCCGGTTTGGAGTCGGACGGCAGGACCCGCGCCACTACCACTTGCGAGCGACCCGATCGCACACTGTGAATAGTGATCGGCTGGAGGAGTCACGCCGGTGTAGTACGCGGCAACTTCGCCGGTCCCGACTGGAGTCACGGCGTTACTGACGACCTTAAACGCGGTTGCCCCGGTCAGCGTCGTCCACCCGGTAGCCGGGTTTTCGTTCGCGCGATTGAAGTTATCTGTGGCGAGAATGCCCATTATGCAAACGTCACGGTGATTGCGCTCGTCGCAAAGCTTGGAGCTGCATCGCCGTTATTGATTGTCTTAGAGGTTGTCAACGCGCCATAGCACAACAGATTTCCGGCGGTGGTGGCATCCCAGATCCCGAAGTGGGTGACGGTGCCCCAATTTGCGGTAGGAGCGGGGAATGTCACAGCGGAAAGATTCTGTGTGATGCCGTCCGTCGAAGTACCGCCTGACCAGTTCGCATCCAGCGGATTTAAACTCACTCTGGCGTAGCTGCCGCCTGAGACTTCCGCTCCGCTGGCGGCGTCCGTAGGATTGGCGGTGTGTAGGCTGACGGCGAGAACTGTCGGCTTCGTGAAGGACGCCGTTCTAAAAATATGTGCTCGAAGTTGGCCTTCGAGATAATCGGACATCTGACTCATTTAGCCCCTCGTACAAAGAAGAACCGTCACCGTCGCTCCAGTTGAACCGGAGAGCACCGGACGGGTGTTATACATATTCTCGCGTATGAACCGAGCACCGGCAGCGGTGAACGTCACGGCGGTATTCAAGTCGTCTTTCAGCGTAACGGGATTCGCCGGGGACACGACCTCATTAGTCCCCTGCATCGTGACGGTTCCGCCGCCGAACGTCCCAATTACCTGTACCGTCCGGTCGGCTCCCGTGATATTCGGTTGCCAATCTCCTGTTGGATCCGCGTCGGTCAGTGTCCACTGAATCACGCGGTTCCCATTCCCGTTCATCGGCGTATACAGCACATCAAATTTCGCCATAATTACTTCTTGATGAATTGAGCCAAAAACGCCTCGTATTCGGCTCGTTTGGCGTCGATCTGATCGTTGAGGTCTTTCAACGTGGCAGACAACCCAGCGACGGCTTCGGCCTTCGCGGCTTCAACCTGATCGACTTCGGACTTCTTCGCTTTATCGATCTGCTTCAGTATTTCATTCCGAGCGTCGCAGGCTTCGTCGATTTGCTTCCGCACTTCGCGTTCCTGGGCGTTGACGTTCGACAACTCCTGTCGTGCCGCCACCAACGCAAGTTGTACTTGGGCGAGCTGTTCAGACGCAGGCGCTAACTCCGCTTGAGCGGCTTTCCACCGGGCTTCTGACTCCGCTGCTCCGGCAGACAGTAGGTTCGCCTCACTAATTAATTCTTGTACTGCCGTCACAACGGCGTCTAGTTTTGACATAGTTTCCTCTGGTGGCCCGGGGGACCGAAGCCCCCCGGGCGATTAACAAGCGGATTACGGCAGGAGGAGATCGACGTAGCCAGTCACCGTCTGGGCGGCTGTCAGTGTGGCACCGCCCACTGTGGCGATGAGGTACACGTCGGCACCCTGTGAACCTGTCGTCACGGAGATGATATCCCCGTAGTTCAACGCGACGGTATTCGCAAACGGTGTGTTGGCGGCGGCGGAGGTCGCCGTTGCGCCTAGGTACCGAGTCGCCGCTCCGGTGATGCCGATCGACAAGGTTGTCGTGGCACCGAGGTTGGTGTTGATGAGGGCTCCGCCAACCACGCGAGCATTGTCAGGAAGCTTCACCAACTGAATAATATCCGCAATGGCGAGCGCCGTCGTGGTGTAGCTGAAATACATTCTGCGAATCCAACCGTGGTTGTTCTTGTCGAGTTTCTTCGACGGAACAGACGCATCAAGCCGGGTAATCTGATCTGAATTGACTGTAGCCATGTTATTCCTTTACGATAATAGATACGTAGATTGGCTTATTCTTGGCAGGCAATCTCAACGACTCCAACGTCCTCGATCCGAGTCGAGCCAAACGTCGAAGAGCAATGCACCTGCATGGCATAGTTGAGGTCAGGACGCTCACTCATTTTTGACGTGATATCCTTTGCGATCATCAGACCCACGGCCCGTTTGCTGAACGCGAGGTTATATCGCACCAAGCTGGTATCCTTATCGAGCAACTGCGTACGGACCCACTTGAAGCCCATCCAGGTATCGATATCGCCACGAACCAACGCCTTCACGGTGTTGTAGTCTGCGCTGGTGATCTGGTTGATACCGAGAAGGTCTGTGTTCAACTGCTTCGAGGAGAACAGCCACACCCGATCTTCCTCGGGTACTTCGGCGTCATCGAAGATCTGCTTCGCGGCTTGAATCTTCGCCAAGGTCAACCCGGAGGCTGACAGGGCGACTTTCTGCGCGGCAGGCAAGGCAACGTTCGTCGAAGCATCGTCTTGATCTACGCTCACGGCGTTTCCACGCATCGCGGCGATGATGGCTTTGTCGATCGCTCGCCCGATCGCGTAGGCCGCGAGTTCGGCGTACTGGCTCTTCGGATCAATAAGCATCCGAATTTCATCTTCGTTATCGACCACGTCCGCCCAAATGAAATCATCGAGCGTGACTTTCCGACGGCTGTGAGGGCTGTTCAGGACAGGAGTCTCTTGGTGACGTGTCGTTTTCTTGACAGCATCCGTCGCGCCGATCCGATCAAAATACAACGCCTTGCTGTGCATCGGCTTCTCGGTAACGAACGGGCGAATTCTGGAACCCTTCTGTTGTGCCAAGACATAGAGGTTGTCGGAGAACTGTTGAATAAACGCGGTATCAATTGTAGGTAATGCCATGATGACCTTGTGAAGCTACGAACATAAACGTGAGCGGCGGTTTGTCCGCATTGCGGTTCCGGCCTTGCGCGTACGTGCGCCTTTCGGTAGGACTACCTACATATCGACGGGCCTCGGACGCACGGATCCCCTAGAAGCCCAGGCTTCAGTGAAATCCATGCATCGTCGGTTTATCGTCTGGCTGAGGAAACGGATGAAGCGACTGCCCAGGCAGTTACTTCATGGAGAGACGTTGCCGGTAAAGCTGATCCATCTTGGCAACGGCGGCTTCGTGGTCCTTGTGGCGGACATCGTTATAAGCCGACTTCGGATCATTTCGCATTTGCGCGATCGAGGCGTTAATCTGGTCGAGGCTGCCGTCGGTGGCGGTATCACCGCTCACGAGTGACTTCTCACCAGCCATCTCACCGAATTCAGCGAGCATCTTAATGAACCAAGGCGCATTGCCGAGTCCGGTCTGTTCGGCGAACTCGATCGCTTCTTTGCCGCCCTTCGTCATGAGGACCCGCTGCGCCGACTTGATCTTGGTGTCAGCGTTCTTCCCGAATTCCTTATTCAACGCCTCATGGGCGGTCTTCCGCATGCCCTCCCAATCAGGCGTCATGCCCTTGGCGTACTCTCCGTAGAAATCAAGGACGCCTTGGACCTGCTGATTGTTGAGACCGAGCTTGTGTGCTGTCTCATTGAACTTCTGCATGTGCGGTTCGCTGAATCCGCCCATTTCAGCGGGCAATTCAGGAAGCTTGTACTGATAGCTTTTCGCATCGGCGGGGCGCCCGAGCTTGCCGTAGAGATCGCTCATGAAGGCGTCTCGTTCGGCTTGCGGCGTGTCCGCCTTGGGGAGTCGGATACTCCCGCCGATCATTTTCTGTGCTTCGACGTAAGACTTCGCAAAATCCGCGACGCCTTTGCCTTTGAAGGACTGAAGGCTGCCTTCGGATTGCATCTCGGATGGTAAACTCGTGAACCAGTCACCGGCCTGCGCCGTAGTCGATCCGGCATCCGCCGAATTGCCGCCTGCGGCTTGGTTGTCGTTAGACATCGTCACCTTCCTCTAAGTAGGTTGTTGTGTCGCCGTTTTCTTCCGGGAGGCGTGCCCCTGCGATAGTGTCGTCGATAAATCGAATGACGTCTTGTTGCCCACACCAGAACGCTGTGAGGCGATCAGACTCTTTGGAAAACGGTGTGCCGGACGCAAACCGTCGCCGAAGTTCTGCCAGGACCTTCGGTCCGGTCACTCCGGTGAACGTGGTCCAAAACAACCCGGCCATTTCCTTGTCGTTCATTGGCCTCCTGCTGGCGGAAGTCCGCTTGGTTGAGTGTCCTTCGTGGCGGCCACCATCGGCGCGGCGTTTCGTGCCATTTCCGATTGGGCCATATCACTTTGCTGATCGATCTGCGACTGCTGGGCTTGGGCTCGTTGCTGACGGCGCTGTTGGATTTTCGCGTCGTCGCGTAAGAACCGAGCGGGCAACCCGTTATAGGTTGCGACGCCTCTCGCGGTCTCGTCGAAGTCGAATACGTCGGCCACTTCAGGATCGAGCTGCACCAACGGGGCAATCACGTTCAACGTGTTTTGCACGGCGGTGAGCTGGCTGGATCGCTGCGCCTTGGCGAGCGGCCCTTCGTACTGAATGTCGATCGTCGGGTTCGACGACTCTAAGACGGACTGAGGAGGCGGAGGGATTTCACCGGCCCGATAAAGCAACCCGAAGACTCTTGTCAGAATCGGTGTCAAGCCTTCGTGCTCGATACGGCCTGCTGTCGGTCCGAGCAGGGATTGCATTTGCTCACGCAAGGCGGCGACTTCGTAGGCCGTCATGTACTGCTTATTCGGTAACGAAATCCGATCGGCGTAGTACGTATTGCGGATTTTATTTTCGAGCCGCTCTTCCTGTTGGATCGCGAAATCAATTCGGGCGTTCGTCACCAGCGGTGTGAGGGCGTCTTTTGTCCTGGCGGTAATCAACGACCCAGCTTTGAGCTGCGTTTGCCCGATGACGCTGTCGTCGAGCTGCAACATGGGCGGATCGACCATCTTCGCCCATTGCTTCAAGCGGAGACGGACGGCGGTGTTCAGCGTCTTAATGTCGGGGAGGGCGAGTTGCGTCGGTCCGCGTCCCCAGACTTCGTCACTGTCTTTCTTCCACCGGATAACCGGAGATGGAAACTCAAAATAGCCGTCACATCGAATCTGATGCTTCTGAGCATACTCGACGTAACAGCCTACGTATTTATGGCCCTGGTATTTGCCGTCGCCCGGATAGATCGCGTGAATCACGTCGATCATGCAATCCGGGTTCTTCGCGTATTCGTCACGGCTTTTCTCGGAGAGGGCCTCGACGCCGAACTCCTGGACCAGCGCCCTCAACGACATCTTAAATTTTGCGTAGAGGGTGTCGATCGTCCCTTCGGAATTCTCGAACACGACGTAGGAACCAATCGATCTCGTCTTGAAGAGCAAGCCGTTGAAGGGGCCGTGATTGCCGTGACGCTCTTCGACGTAGATGCTTGCCGACCCAAACGCCACCAGAAGTTCCCACAGCTCATTCATTTCGGCTGCGAAGTTCGACTGCGCCAAGGCGTCATAGACGACGTCTTCACAGGACTCCAGCCAGATCTTAACTTCGTTCATGTCGTTTAAGTCGCGCTGTCTCAACTTGAAGTTGAACCATCGGATTGACATGTTCGACATGGAGCTCGCCAGGGCAGACGAAAGGTCGTCGTGCGCCTTAATACCGGCTGCATCATAGAGCTTCGCCGTGAGTTTCTGGCCTGACGTCTGCGTGGTGAGGATATTGCTGACTCGTGGCAAGACGAAGTCTGCGGCTTCCTGCCAGAGACTCCGCCAGTTCCCGTCCTTCGAGTACTGCATGTCGAACCGCTTGATAATCGCTTGTGCGTCCACTTACACACCCAAAAGAGTTTTACGTACAACGCTGTCGTCGCCGGGAACGCCGAGTCCGCCGGTCAAGAGCGTCCTGGCTCTCCGGCGCATCGTGTCGAGCGGGTTCGTGACGTCGCTCGTCAGCTCCACTACTTTCTGCTTGATGTCGTCGAGGTTCGGCATTTGATCGACGGCAGCCGCGCTGACCGCTCCGGCTTTCTTGCTGAGTCCGGCGGCGTCTTTGACGGCTCCGGCGGCTCCGAATGTTCCGGCGTCGGCTAACGCCCCTAATACATCTCCGCCTGATGTGGCTGCTTTCACGGTGTTGACTCCTGCACGAACGACTTCACTAAGTCCCATGGTGGCTGCGCCTGCGACGGCTCGTGTGACGGTCTTTCCCATTTACATTACCTCGTGGGGATCAAATTCATGGATGTACGTCGTCCCGACGACTTCGCCTGTGACGGGGTTGTATGCCCGTCGTCCTCTGTGTCGGCTGCTGATGGATCGGACGTTCTGAGCGAGGACGCGAAATGCGTCCGCGCCGTGCGAGGTCCAATCGTGATCTGGCTTGTCTTTAAAGCAATCCCGCTTCTCGTCGTACTCGCGGTGGTATTCACTGAGGGCTCTCACGCCATCGCGCGTTGTGGCCTGATTGAAATAGCACCGAGGCAGTAACGCTCGTACCGACTGGATGCCGTCTTCGATCGGTGTCTTTGGGGTGACGGTAAACCGGATGCCGTAGTCAAGGGCTTGCTCGACGCGGCTTCGGGCTTTGCCGCCCCATTCGCGGACTTCGAGGTCCCACGGCCCGTAATGCTTCCGAAGGACGTACGGCTTCTTGTAGAGTTCACCGGCAAAGAAGTCGAGGCCTTTGCCGTCCGCTTCGAGATAATCCACGATGCGGACGTGATCGCCGATTTCTTGAAAGAACCAGATCGCGGTGGAGTCGCCGACGCCAATATCCCAGGCGGTGTCTACGGGAAGTCCGGGATCCCAGGGCCAGCTTCCGACGCGCCCTTGGCTGTTGAGATTCTCAAATTGTTTGCCGTAATAATTTCCAACTTGAGCCCCATTGAAACTTACCCAATACTCTTGTTGGAGGATCTCTTCCGGCGAGCCTTCGCGTCGTTTCTGGTCGATGTAGTCCAACGAAACAATCGGTTTGCCGTCGTGGCGAACCGTTTGCTCGATGTTGTACGTACTGACGAACCACTTATCGGGAACTTCGAGTGCGCCTTGGTACAGCGAGTAGCCGTGGTTCTGTCCCCGAGGGGTGTAGGCAAACAGTGCCCATCCGCCGTTGGCGGCCAAGATCGGATCGAACAGCGACCAGACACTCGGACGCATCAAGGAGTACTCAGACAGGACGATCCCTAACGGGTTCGTCCCGACGACGTAATCCATGCGATCCGCGCCCATTAGCTGAATGATGGAGCCGTTGGCGTCTGGGTTGTGGGGGTTGATGAGCTCGATCTGTAGTTCGGTTTCGTTTTTACTCTTGATGAGTTCCTTAGGGATATAATCCACATAACGAATCCCTGAATTGTCCGAGCCATCCCAAAGAATCCGTTTTGCTTGACTAAACGTCGGCAGGACGTAGTAATAACTTCCGACCTTCTGTAAGGCCGCGAACATCATCAAGGCAAACGCTGACAGATCCTTCCCGGATCGACGATGCCAGACCAAACAAAAACGCCGGAAGCCTTTATGCCAGGCCTGCCAGAGCGGAACTTGGTGGGGGAGTGGCTGGTAACGAAATGAAACCGAGACCTGCTCAATCTGCGAAGCCATATCTCTGCGTCCAGTTCCCTAACCGAGAATTTTCAGACAAGGTGATAAACCGCATATTCCCGATCGTGTACCCGCCGTCTGAGTCAATGCGGTCAATTGACGGAACACGCCTGCGATCGTAGCCCGAGGCGGCCCATTCGTCGTGAAGCTGGTTGAACGCCGGGTCGGAACTCGCCCATGCTCGGAATTCCGGTCCTGGAATAATCGGGAGCCCGAGGTAGATGTGGTGCTTGCCGTGCTTGCCGGTCACTCGGGACACCATGTTGGCGTACAGTTTGGTCAGAAAACCCGGCTTGGTTTTCCGATAATGCCGCTGATACAGCTTGGAGGCGTCTATAAGGGCGGCTTTGTTGGCTTGGTAGTACGCTTTCATGTACGCTCGGTTATCCCTAGCCATTAAGGTTTCTCCAGGACGTTAATTTAAATTACCGTACTCTAGACCAAAAAAAAGGAGATCGTCGTTCCTAGGGCAACTGTGTGCGTTCTAGAGGGGTTAATACCCGTCTGCTGTGGTGGTCTTGGCGATGGTATCTTCCTGGGACTCGATAGAAGGACCGGAGTGCATCTGCAAGTACTGCCCCCCGGAGAGCATCCCGTAATCGGCGGGCGTCATCTCAGGGCTGGTTTCTGGCGTGATGGCTGGGAGCTTGTCGTTCATTGTGCCTTTCTGCGGGCGCTAGCGATCCCCGCGATATACAAACGTAATTTGGTTTCACAAGTTGCGCATGCGTTCGGATGGCTTATAAACGCGCCAAAGATCCGCGTTTTTTGGTGTAGGGGGGTCAACAAAATCAATAGGTTACGCGGTGAATCCCGCGCTGGTGTCAAGCGATAAACCCTACAAACCTAACCCTCAGTTAACACGTACCCACAGGAGCAGCGTAAAACAAGAAGTAATCCAAGCACTTAGCGGATGCATCACTTGAGTAATCATCGAGAGGGGGTGAGA